CTTGTTATAGGTGCTCTGTTTTCTATATACAAAACATCACCTGAATCGTGGTCTATTTCTGGCACAGAATATCCTGAATTGATTACTACGTTGTTAACCGTTCCGCTTGAAGTTACCGGAGTACCTGAAGCTCCACCTGCACCTGTGATTACATTTGTGCCGCTAAATGCTGTTTGATTTCCATTTGCGTCAACTCCTTCATCATTAAATTTTGTTTGTACATAATATAATAATGAGTTAGTTGAGTCCCACTCTACAACAATACCTACTGCACCAGTTGAAGATTGGGTAATTTTTTCATCAACATTAAAAGTACCTGAAACTCCAGTTAGTTGTACTGCTTTTGTAGCTCTTAATGTATTTGCTGAAGCAGCTGAACCACCTGATTTAGGGTCTCTAATTAAGCAAACTCTTCTAAAGTCATTTGCAACGGTAACATCTCCTGTATTTGCTGACTCTGTTCCTTCTAAACTTACGTTAGTCATCACAAAGAAAGCTCCTAATTCTTGTACTGCATTAAATCCGTGTCCGCCTTTTGGTGGAATAATTACATCTAATTCTGCACCAACAAGGTTAGTTGCACCTGCTGAAACTATTTGTGCATTTGAAATAGTACCAAAAGTATAACCTGAACCTGGAGTGGTTACGTTTACAGCGGTTACAGCACCTGAGGAAACGGTTACTGAAACAACACCACCTGTACCATCACCTCTAATAGGAATGTTTGTGTGTGTTCCGTCTGCACCACCTGAACCAGCAGTTTTAATTTTTACAACATCAATCGCACCACTAACAGCATTTGATGATATTGAACTATTTGTAGAAACTGCCATAAAGTCAGTTGATAAGAAATTTGATTGTTCAGAAGCTGAAAGAGTGTACATATATTTCCACTTATAACCATCAGCAGTTGATAAAACGATTGTATCTGTACCTGTAGGTTCTACCGTTGAACCAGCAGAATCATTATTATTATTATCTAAACATTTGTAAACATTTCTCTCTGAATTCATTACATAGAAATTTGCGTCATAAAGATTAAATACACCACTATTTGCCGATTGTTGAGTAGATGTGCCAGTAATTCTTTCTCCATAATCGTGTCTGTAAATGTCGTAAACCGTACCACTAATCCAGTTTCTTCTAGGTGCTACAAAAGCAACATCTGAACTAGAAATCCTTTTAGCTGCCAATAAGTCATCATAAGTAATTGACTCTACGTTATTGTTATCAGCTGGAGTTATTGGTATTACGTCTGTACCTTGGTTATCTGTACGACCATCTGCTCTAGTAGCAGTATTAAATGGTTGTGGTCTACCAATACCAAGATAATATATATTTCCTGCAGCTTCAGAGAATGACTCTTTAAACTGCTCGGAGTTGTGAATTCTAAACTTGTTTGTTATAATTGCTGGCATATTTTCTTTTCCTTAATCAATATTTATAAGACTTCTCACTATGTTATGTTAATTGTTCCGTTCATTGCACCGTGAGAAGTACATTGATAATAAAGAGTTGCTGGAGTATCCATAGAAACGTGGAATACTATAGCGCCTGAAGAAGCACCATTGTTGGTAACTCCTGTATTATAAGCTGTACCACCTGTACCGGTTGTTGATTGTATTCTGAATGGGTGTGAGCCACCAGAGTTATTAATAAAGTAATAAGTTTGACCTTTTTTCAAGTGTAAAGTAGGATTATCACCCGAAGTTGAAGGGAAACCTGCACCTGTAAATAAGTAAGCACTTGAACCATTAGCAGTCACCAACAATTGTGATGTTGGAGTTGTTGCTTGTACCCAATTTGTACCATTGTAAACAAGTGTCATACCTGCTGTTGGCGAACTATTTACAACATCTGTTAAATCGTTTAATGCACTTGCACCGCCACCTGATTCTGCAGCTGGTTCAAAACGACCATTACCAGATACCCATTTTAAAACATAACCATCAGCCACACCATTTAAGGTAACGTCTGCGTGTCTTTGTATTGAATCGTTTTCTGTTAAAATATTTACATAACCTGATTGTGTAGCAACATAAGGTTTTAATTGTGTTTCATCTAAAGCAAATAGTCCAGAGTATGACGTTGCTGTAGGGAATGAAGCTTGGTTTGCAAAGTTACCTCTAACTTTAGAACCTGAACCTGTTGTATCAATTGTACCTGAACCAGATACAGAGGATGTACCTGTTAGATTGAAGTTTCCTGCTGAACTTATATTACTGCCTAAAGCAACAGCCGTATTACCAATTGTTACCGTAGAGTTAGCTAAGTTTGCATTTGTGATACCTGCACTACCTGATAAGTCAGAGTTAGATAAGTTTGATACGTTTAGAGTTACCGTATTTCCTGTAACCGTTGATGAAACTGAACCTGTACCTAAAATAGATAATGTTTCACCTAAATTTACAAAGTCTGTTGTAGAAGTATTATCTCTAATTGTAATACCAGGATTTGAAAGACCTGTATTTGGAATATTTGTAAATGTGTTATCTGCACCACTCATTGACTTATTAGTTAAAGTTTCTGATTGGTCAGTTGAAGCAAAATTTGTACCAGTTAAGGCAGTATTAAATTCTGTTAATGTTCCTGAAATTGTGTTATTTGTAAGAGATAAAGTTTTGTTAGTTAATGTAGCAGTAGCAGTTGTTGTTAATACAGAGTTGTTAACTTTAATTTGAACTTTACCACCAGTAATCACGGTATCAATACCTAGACCACCTTCAAAAGTTAATGTTTCACCAATATTTTTTCTTAATGTTGATGAAGTATCGTCAGCTAAATCAAGGTAAGCTGTTAGAACGGTACCGTTACCAATTGCATTGTATATCTCATTGAAGTTGTTATTAATATACGTTGCACCAGTACGTAGGTTATCACCTGTACCGTCATTTGGACTTGAACCTGTATTAATTGTAAATTTTGCCATATCTAATTCTCTCTACTATTTATAATCATTCCTAAGGTGTTGTGTCATCAAACGTTGCTGACGTTGAACTAAAGTTGGTAACCGTGTTTGAGAAGTCATTTTTATTACTTGCAAATTCACTAGGTATTGTAAAATAAGTCTTTAAATTTTGACCATCTGGATGTGATGTTGCAATAAAGGTTGCTGGTTGACCATCTAAACCTGTTCTAGTACCAATAATTTTAATATCATTAAAGGCCTCTACCGTAAATCCTGGACCTTTGAATATTTGTTGAATATTTTTATTTAAAAATGCATATCTTGGTCCTGCGTATGCGTGACCTTGTCTAACACTATAAGTTTGTGTATTATCAGGAATATCTCTTCTAACTCTACTTAAATAATCTAGGTTTGTATCAGTTTCTAAAGTTAAATCTCTAGTGTTAGATTCAAAATGTTCACTTGTTGTTGCGTCTGAATCAATTGCACCAGCCAATCTTGCATTTGCTCTTAATGTTGTACCATCAGATTTTGTTCCTAATCTTCTACCAAATATTGTAGAAAATAAAGTATTAAGAACTTGTAAGAATGGTACCTCTTCAACACCTGAAACTGCACCACTAACAGGAGTTTTAATTCTTGCGTTTAATCTACTTGCAATGTTAACTTGTCCTGTAAAATAAAAGCCTGCTGTGTGCATTGTCTTTTTAAATGCGTCTCGCCAAGCATTAATAGATTGACCAACTTTAATTACATATGAGAAATCTTGATAATATAAACTATCTTGTATCTTCATTGTACTTTCAGATAATTTACCATCATCATTAATAAATTCACCATCTGTATCGGTCACAGGTACAACATTTACCGTAGCGTTAGCTAAACTAAATCTTTTAATTTTAGCAGTACCACCTGTTTGTGATGTTATAGTATCATCAATATTAATTGTGCCTGAAACTTCTTTTAATTTTAAAACATTGTTATTTGTATCTAAACTAATAATTTTACCTGAAGCGCCACCTGAAGTTGTGAAAGTATTGTCAGAAAGAAATGTTCCTGTTCTATCAACACATAAAAAGTTTTGTACAAAAGTTAAAGTCGGTGCTGGTGAGGCTTCATAACCTTTACCGTGTTCAACCGTTTTTAATGAATTAATTTTACCAACACTATCACCGTAAGCTAAAACTTTACCACCTGAACCTGTTGCACTAGTAATTGAAACAGGAGGCAATTCTTTATAACCATTACCACCTGCTGATAAAAATATGTCTGTAATATCTCCTGTGCCTGTATCTGTTTCTTGAACAATTTTAGAACCGCTGTA